TTCAAATTGACTTCTTACTATCGTATCTGCGGCATTACACAATTTATGTGCATTTGAATCTTCCAATGAAGTTGAGCCAAATGTATTAGGTATCACCCCAAGGGCACCTATCACACCAATTAGTGTTACTACTAACAATTTTGTTAAATTTTTCATTCTTATAAACCTTATTTGATGTTATCCAACGCTTAATATTTTTGTGATTTTATCATGAACAGTTGAGACATTCAAGCGATACGGGTTGTAATCTCTAGTACCCATCAAATGTTCCCCATCTTTCATCATAACTCTGATGGGACCATCTGTATATACCTTTCTAGCCTCTTCTAACGTTAGACCTAATTGTTCTCTCTCAATTGTTATATTTATAGGACATGTCCATATTTTATATTGTTTTTTTATAATTGATTTCATACTAACCAATCTCTCATTTTACTTTCAAAATCATCTTTAATCTTTTCTTCTTCCCATGGAACCCTGAATGTCAGATCACATTCAAAGCGTGGTAAGATAACATCATTTTCCACGTAGTAAGAATCTTTATATTTTTTTTCTATACAATATACATTTTTATAATAAGTTTCACAATTGCTATAGTTAAAGGTTAGATTAACTCGTTTCTTACTAATAATGTTTATAAAATTTTCTATATTTTTTAAGTTAGATATGGTTATTTTAATCAGAGGATAATTAGTCTTATTACAGCAAAAATAATCCATAGGAGAAATTAACAAGCCGAATTTATCTAAATCTGTATCAGCCGTGTGAATAGATAACCCTGCTTCTATTTTGTAAAAATATTGATAATCTTCTATCCACATTACAATTGATTCATATTCATTACTCGAACGATTAAACCATTTTCCATATATGTAATCATTTTTAACAAAATCAATTATAATAAGTTTACCTTGAAAATTATTAGAAGTAGCCGTTATCAACTCTCCATGTTTTAATTTATGTACATCTTCTTTAGCTATTAACATTATCCAATACTCATTATTCTTATTATAAAATTATCTTTATCTGTCTCGACGTTCAGCCGATTATCTTTATATGTGTTGTCTACTGTAACATGTTCACCATCTTTAATCAAGACTCTTATAGACATGCTAAAACACATGGTTTTAGCATAACTTAGACGTTTGCCTATAAGAAATCCGTAGAAGCTATTTAAATCAGTCACAGGTTGAACTTATCCTTGAACTCGGTGATATTGAAGATGGTAACGCCAAGAGCCTTAGCCTTCTTACACTTGCTAGAGCCAGAATCACCTTCTGCTGACACCAGATAAGTAGTTTTCTTAGACACACCGGACTGAACCTTGCCACCCATTTTCTCCACACGTTCTTCCAAGTCTGGATCACGGAAACCAGTGAAAACTACAGCGATATCTTTCATTTCATCAGTTTTAGTGTTTTTAGCAAATGTGATATATTCTTTGTTCTCACTAATAAATTTCTTAAATGCTGGCAAGCCTTCTACAACTCTTTCAGCCGTGGTCGTGTCGAAGCCATCTAACCTGACAATATCTGTAACTGATGCATTAAGTAATTCATCATAAGAAATCTGTTTAAGAATTCCCTTAGCCTTTCTGACACCAAATCCAAAGCCAAAATATTTTACTGCACCCAACAATGTTTCATGCTTCATGTTAGCAAGGCGACGATGTAGGCTTTCGTGAATCTTAACACCATTAGCACCAATCAATTTACCCCACTCACCTTCTGTTAAATCGAACAATGTTCCAATGATAGAATCATAGTCTATAGTCCACAACTTAAGCCTATCGAACAGAGTCTTCATAGAAGCCTCTTTCAGATGTTCTACGCTCAATGTATCAAAGAAGTCTAGAACAAGCTTAAACAGCACTTCTGGGTGATTGTCAGGGTCTTTTAGAGTAATGTCAATGGATGTAGAGTTCCACTCCCAATTACCTTTACCTAAAATTGTATCAATTTGAGATTCAAACCAATCATTGTATGTTGTCATTATATTTCATCTCGTATAAATATGTAAGGTATTATAGATTATTTATATATCAATGTCAAGGATAATTCCGTATATGAGAAAATTAACATTAAACGAATTTAAAGAAAAATCAAATCATGTTCATAATTTTAAATATAATTATGATAAATCAATTTACATCAATGCTATAACAAAAATAGAAATTATATGCTATCTTCACGGATCATTTTTTCAAAATCCTAATGATCACATCAGTGACAGAAACGGTTGCCCCAAGTGTAAGTCAGAAAAAATAGGAAATTTAAAAAGAAAATCTATAGATATTTTGATTAAAAGTTTTAATAAAATTCATAATTTTAAATATAATTATGATAAAATTGAATATAAAAATAATCAATCAAAAATAATAATAACATGTCATGATCATGGAGACTTTCAACAATCTGCCGGAAAACATTTACTAGGTCAAGGTTGTCCTATTTGTCACAATTATTTTTCATCAGGAGAATTAAAAGTAAAGGAATATTTAGATAGCCTTCAAATTAAATATGAACAGCAAAAATGGTTTGCAGAGTTAAAAGGAGATTTTCGTGTGTTAAAATTTGATTTTTACATTCCAGATGAAAATTATATTATTGAATATGATGGTGAGTTTCATTTTAATTATAAAAAAATATTTGGATATAGATATATGGATGAAGATGAGGCTTTAGAAAAATTCTTAAAAATAAAAGAATATGATGTAATTAAGGATAATTTTTGTAGAAAAAATAATATTCAATTATTACGAATACCATACAACATATATTCATATAAGCGAATAAGTCAAACTATTGGAGAATTTTTAGATAGGCATGGGTTTTTCAACGGATAGAATTTGTGGTATAACGCTTCCAGCCTTAGTTATTTTAACCATAGCACCCGGCCCAATTTTATTATCAAAGATAAATCTCGCATTGAATCCTGTAGCAAACGTTACAACCGTTCCGTACAAGATAACCGGATCAATTTCTACTCTGGGCTTTAACAGACCGTTCTTAGAAATTTCCCAATGAACTTTTTTAACCTTAGATAGAACAACAGAATCTTCATCTACAATCTTATACTTAATAGATTCACCAGATTTAATCGAATATACATAACCATCCAATTCGTATTCTGACCGTTTCTTAGATTGCTTAAGATTTTCAATGATATCAACATCTTTCATTGACTTACCTTTCATCACTTCCACATTAGGAATAGCAAACCCAAGTGACCTCAGTTTAGCAAGGGCAGTTACTTTATCCATAGCAGGCTTATCACTGTCAATAACAGTATATGCGATAACATCAATATCATTCAAATACTTAACATCAGTTTCAGTACGGTTCATGCAACCTGCTACCATACCACGAGCAGTCTTGAACTCACCCTTATATTTGGTTTGGAAGGTTTTTTCCTTCATGATATTTTCTGCACGCACTACGAACAAAGAATGACCGGGGATAGATTTAGGGAAATTCATATGTTTCATATGGCGGGAAATATCAGCACCTTCTAAGCTATTACCTCGTGAATATGCGTTGATAAATTCAGCATCACCATCACCATCTTTGTCTGCATAAATTAGCACAGTGCTGGTGCCATCCATTTTATCAGTTTGAATGATTTCAGCATTATGTAGTGAATTGGTATTGACCCATTCTTGTAGGTCATATACTTGGGTAAGTCCATACATTGGATATGGAAGTTTTACTTTCCCTGCTCTTACATCTGCACCTACTTCCATGAAGTAGGGATGCTTAGGATTAATTTTTTCAGCAGTACGCTTAAGGATATCATATTCAGCATCTGACATTACTTCATCAGAGCTATTGAAATATATCTCATCGGCTGTTTTTAACTTATCGATGATTTCGTCAAAATTAAGTTCATTGGTCACAGGTAGTATCCTCACTAAGGAATGTTATAATACCTTAGTGAGGTAGGATTGTCAATCGTCCTTTGAGTCGTCTTTATCTTTATTAGCCAGCCAATCTAATTCGAGGGGAGTAGTATATTCATTGTTTATGACAATCTGGTTAATATAATCTTTAGGATCAAACTTCTTAGGATCGAAATCACCACAATCATATGATAATGTTAAATGAACTTTATATTCAGGCCAGTCATATGTTGCATTATTTTCTTTCATTAATTTCTTATGACGTTTAACCTGTTCAGCACATTCGTACTTCATCACTAAACAATTTTGACCATTTCTACCTGTAAAAATATCAAATTCTTTTGGGGTTCCAATCCAAGGCTTTTTCATATCACCAAGTGCTTCAAAATTTTCTGGGAATTTAGTTCTAGAAAAGATTATAGTTGTGTGAAAATCCTTTTCATCTAATGGATTAGGGATTTTAATATCCTTCATCATCTTGCTTAAATTCTTAACAGTTTCCTCATCAAATTTAGCACCAACATAGGTACCATCTACTTTTTCTTCTTTCTTTTTTGCTTCTAATATTAATAGTTCAGCTAATAGGCTCATCTGTATTCTCCGTGAATAACTCTTTAAAGATTGTATTTATCTCATCACAGAGAGTGAAGTTCTGTTTGTTCATATCGTCTTTACTTATGTGAACTCGATGCATCTTAACATTATCCTTAAATTTGCGGATTAATGATTTATGATCTGAAACAGTAACATAAAATTCTCCATCAGTATCAATGTATAAATTGTATATTAAATCAGTTCCCATTCTATTTCTTAACATGTTTAAAAAATTAACGCTGTGTATTATTTTCATTTATTACTCCAATTATTTTTTATTGTTTTAAAACAATATCGATTACCATTGTCATCCGTTTGAAACTCTTCTTGTGATGGTATTTTGATATTATCAAGCATTTCGCCTGAGACTGGAAAGGAAACATCACAATTAAAATTACCATCAACAAATGTAATTTCTACATTATCAACAAGGTTTATCGCTTCTTTAAATATTCCAGCACCACCTAAGAAGAATATATCTTCTGTTCTATATGAAACATTTTCCAATGCTTCAGTAATCGATCTAGCACTGATTACTATACCATTTTTTTCAATATCACCACCCAGATTACCAGAATGTGGTATAAATTTCTTAGTTATTACAATACTAAGACGGAATGGTAAAAATTTTCTGGTTTCTACATAATTGAATCTGTCAGCAATTTCTTTATAAGTATTATAACCCATGATGCATATAGAATTTTTAGTTAATAATTTAAACCTTTTTAAATCCTCTGGAATATGCCAAGGTAAAACACCATTCTTACCAATTCCCCATTTCTCATCAACTGCAACAATTATTGATTTGTTCATTATTATTCCATAATTTCTAATAATTCGTTCATTCTAACCCATTCATTATATGAGTTATCACTAGGGTCGGTGATATTGGCAGGGCGAATCTCGTATTGTGTTAAATTCTCATTAACTGGAAGTCCTGCACGTCTAGGTTTGGGCTTTGCAAGTCTGCCAGTTAATACAACTTCTTTCCCGTTATGTACATACGTTTTTTTCATGTTGTTCCTTTAGATTATAAATATATTTGTACTCGAAATAAATTAATGATTAAACAATTGTTTTATTCAAATTTCACTAAAACTAAAATGGGGGTGTATCCCATGATCATATAGTATCTATGCTGTATCTTACCACATGTCGCATACAAAATCTATTTTTAGGAGTATTTAATGTCACAACCCAAATCAAAAAAGGCAAGAAGCAAAAAGGACTTGCAAATTATACATATGAATGAATTATTAACAAATAACAGAGCAGCAATAAATGATGGACCCTCTAGAAAGAAATACTCCATCCATGATATTAAATCAATTAAACCAATGACAGAACCCCAAAGAGAAATGATAGAATCTTTTCTCATGGGTAATAACGTTGTCGCAACGGGAAGTTCAGGAACAGGTAAATCATATTTATCATTATGGTTAGCTCTGTCTGCTATTCTATCAAAGGAAGAAGCACAGGAACAGCTTATAATCGTCAGAAGTGCTGTCCCTACCCGAGACATAGGATTTTTACCCGGTTCGGCAGAAGAGAAACTAGAGCCATATGAAGCACCATATAGAGACATTATTAATGAACTATTGAATAATGAACATGCTTATGATAATCTTAAAGAAATCGGTAAAATTAAGTTTATACCTACAAGTTTTTTAAGAGGATTGTCATGGGATAATAGTATCATATTCATTGACGAAATTCAATCATGTACATTACATGAATTATCTACAGTAATAACACGTGCTGGCATGAATACACGAATTATTGCTATTGGTGATAGTTTACAAAATGATTTGATTTATAAGAAAAATGATCAGTCAGGTATTGCTCAGTTTGTCAACATAGCGAAAAATATGAAAGAGTTTGATACAATTAATTTCACAAGAAATGATATTGTTAGAAGTCAATTGGTAAAATCATGGATATGTGCCTACGAGGATGAAATGAATATTAGATAAAGAAAAGGGGAGCTAAGCTCCCCTTTTTATTTCGTATTAAGTAACTGTTCAACCTGATCTAAAATTGCAGATGATTTAGAATTGACTAGTTTTGGGTTACCGTATGTACAATTCGGGTCTTGTTCTGCTCTGTAGAAATAATCCCACATACAGTATCCTTCATATATTTTAAATTGTTGATTTAATTTATGTAGCGTTGAATACAGATTTGTCATATTAGCTCAATTTAAGTATGATATATTTATTCAACTGGCTCCAATAACTGATTATATTCAGTCACAAAAACATCACCAAATCCTAATTGATCTGCGTAACCACATGCAGTTTTTACATCAGGATCAGCAACAGACTTTGAAATCAGCACAATTTTTTGGTTTCTCTTCAAACCGATAAGTTTGTTAGTGAAATTCTTCAACGGTAAATTCACTGAATTTTGTATATGCCCATCCCTAAAATCGATGGGTGACCTCATATCGATTAGCAATGCACCCTTATCAACTAACTTATTTGCTCTATCCTTATTAACTAATTTCATTTTGTCTCTCCTAAGTATAAGGGCATACGCCCTCACAATTGAGATGACGTATACTCTAAATTTTAAATATAATTGTAAATTTCTTTTAAAGTTTTAATTCTTTTAATCTCGCTGTTCTTGTTCCATGGCATATCATATAATAACACGTTCTTCACTCTATTACTATCTATATAATCTTGGCTGTGTTCAATATTATCATCAACTGACACTACAATGTTGTCATATTCTAATACAGTTATCTTCGGTGCAACATGTGTTGAAATATGAATACTACCATATGGTAGATTATATTTATCAAACCATGCCTTTGTTATATTCTCTGCATCAGGATGAAAACTTCTGGCAGAAACTATAGCAACATGATAGCCCCTATCGTACAACTCTGTCAACACTTCAGCAGATTCATCATGTGGTTCAATGTTTTGCAACACTTCATGTTCAACAATATGATTACAAAAGTCAACACCACTCATACCGTAGAAAGATTCTCCAACATGATATCTATCCCAATCATTCCAGTGAACATCTTTGTTAGTCAATTTCTTTAATAATTGATACATTGGTTCTCTAAAAGATGCGACTGTATCATCGAGGTCGAGGACGACTACTTTCTTCATATTTTTACTCATTAATTATCTCATATTTTTCATAATCAGTATCGCCTGTGACTTTATGGGCAAGATTACCTTTTTTATTAGTAACAAACATTCCTAAAGGAAGAATCATCTTAGGGAATTCTCCATGCCATTTTCCATAGCCTGTCGATCCACCATCAGAAAATTTTGGTGGACCACATTCAGAGCATAGCTTTCTACCATGATATGCCTCACCCCATTTAAAGGAAGGTGAACTACATACTGCATAAAACCCTAACGCACTGTTTTCGACTGCTCCACATTCTTCACATTGATATAGACTCATATTATTCCTTAAGATTTCTCCAGTGTTTCTCTCTCAGCTTCTAAATTTCTATTAGCCGCCAGTTCATCAGTAAATTTTTCTGGAAATCTAACACGCAACTTTTCTGTGTTATTTTCCATACCCTTTCTCCATGACTTGTTTATAGCATCATGAAGGATTGCCGTATACCAACTGATATCATGCATTTCTTCATGCACATTAACATTATCAATCAATACATTACTATCCTTTAAGGATGTATTGATCACGTTAGCCAATTCACCAGCTTCTGTCATTATACCGAGTATACCATGAAATACCCTAACGTCAATATTTTTAATATCGTCGCCCTTGGTTCTCTTATTTTTTTCATCAAAGATTGGTGAAGATACAGCAGATGCATGTTTCTGAATCTTAGCAATTCTCTCGTATAATTCAGTGGTATACTTTGTATCTTTATTGTAAAAGACTGCCTTCTTTATACCATCCAAAATTTCTGTCATTTCAATAAACATTGAAAATAAATTAATCAAAACATCTCTATTAACATTTAATTCTGTTGGTGCCCCCGATTCTGTACGCATTGAATTCTTAATATATGTTTCAAAATAATTATCTACCACTGCATCACATATTACTTTTCGTGCTGAAATATTTTTTTCATCATCTGTCATGCCTGTTATGTAATTTACATCATTTGTCATTCTTAACTCTCCGTTATTTGTTCTACTGTTACTTTCCAATTACCTAATGAATCTCCATTATAATCTTTGGTATCATTGATCATGATGGAGCCTGCTCTTAACCCTTTAACAATGAAGGATTCTATTAAAAACATGGAACACGCAGTTGCTATTCCTGTTTCTCCTGTTACTGAATAATTACCAAATGTGTCGTATAAATTCTCTCTCACTAATTTTCCCAATTGGGCATCAGTCATCTGTTCTATTAGCATTATTCTCTTCCATTAATTTATCTAACGTTATAACCTTATCTAAGGTATCTCTAGCAAACGTTTCATGTCTTGTAAAATCTGTTTTATATTCATCACTTTTGATATAAGAAAAATAATCTGATGGATTTTCCAACTTACCTTTATTAGTAAGTATCGTTAATTCTCTAGCCGCCGTTTCAACTCTTTCTTCAAACGATGAAAGATATAAAGTGTGATATGTGTCGATAAATGTTTTATCTAATGATCGCATACCTTCCGGCACCAATGTATACAACAACATCGATTGTGACACCATATAACTATCTGAAAAAACCTTGTCCCAAACTTTACCACGAGCCTTAAATTCCTTCTCGCTTATTCCGGTAGGACCATCAGTATTATCATAATAGCAATAATCTTCAATTTCTGGTAACATCCTAAACTGTTCTAGCATATATCTATTATTGATTATGGGTATGCCAACGATTGCGTTTTTACCAGCGACCTTAACTGGTGCCAAGGCAACCTCACAATCTACATTAGTGAATGATCCAGCACGAGTTTTATTATTTTCTTCTTCATCAGTAATTATTCTAGAATAAGCATCAGACCAATATGAATAATTCTTTATTCTAGTATCTTTTCCATTAAGCTTATCGAAATCATAATGATTGATGGCTAACTTAATAATAATTTCCAGCCAATGATGATCAGCCATGAGTTCTAGATCAGGTTTTATTTTCTTTAAATAAGCAAAAGCTTTCTCTAAAGTATTGATTTTATTGAAAATAAATCCATTATATATTTTTGTTGACATAAAAAACCTCTATAAGATTGCTCATTATAGAGGTTGATATATAATTATCAAATATTATTTCAGTGCTTTTCTAAATGTCAATGACAATCTAGGGCCGCACAATGCACCGTGCTTAGGAATTCTATGCTGATGTGTCATCTGCATCCCCGGATTCATTATTAACAAAGAACCATGATCAAGTAATAATTTTTCAACTTCACTTGACCCATTCTTTCTAAACCATATTTCCCTTTCAGAACCAAAGCTAACCACTGCAATTGGATATGTGTGATCAATCTCAGGACTATCATCAGCGTGCCATCCTAAATGATCCCTTGGACCATCATAATAGTTAGCAAAGCACAAATCAAGCCCACCAGTGTCATAATGATCTGTCATGCCTAAAACAGCATTTACAATATTTGTAAACGGGTGTGGTGTGTAAGTTCTAATACCTGCACCTTTCCCATATGTATATGGGTCAGTGTATCTAGACATGAAACATTCCTTTCTTGGTGCATCTCTCTGTTCCCAAGGAATCTCATTCCTTAAATCTTCAAATATCGTTTCCCAAGACAACCCCCACCAATTGAAATTTCCCCATGGTGAAGCGATGTATCTAATTGGTGTGTTACCTATAATAATTTCCATAAATTTATCCTAATAAAAAAGCCCTCAGTTTTGAGGGCTTTTGTTTTTCATTTTAGTTGATTCTAAGAATGCAATCGACTATGTTTTGAAACGCCCTTTAACAAATATTCCATCTGGTCTGCGATTATACGTCGGTTTTGCAGAATCAAATGTTCATTGAATGTAGGTTGGTAGGGAACGTATAATAACTTTAAATCAGCCTGCTCTACTGTTCTGTCACCTTTCCACTGGTTACATGAACGACACGAAGCAACCACATTTTCCCAAGTGTCTGGGCCACCCTTAGAAAGTGGGTGAATGTGATCCCTTGTCAACTCATTGTACTTGAATGTGCCACCACAGTACGCACAGACGTTTCTGTCACGGCTAAACAAAGTTTTATTTGTTAGCGTTGGTGATGCCTTTCTGTGATGTGTAGGACTTCTATCATAATCGATAGCAATGATAGTATCCAAAGTCATTGTAGACTGAAGACCAGTTTTTGCGTTAGTACCACCACGCAAGACCACTTCATACTGACCCATTCTCCAGATGATCTTTTCCTTTGCTTCATAGAAGCAAGCACGTTCATAGTTGATCCAGCCCATTGGTTCACCACCCTTGTTAAGGGCAAGAATTAATGGTAACTGTTCTACAGTTTGTCGAGTTTCTTTATTTAAGACTAACATTTTAGTATCCTACTCTTGTTATGATAATTATAACAGGAGTAATATACCCCTGTCAACTATTTAGTATAGCTGTTAAGCCATAAATTTATACGTTCTAAATACACTTCTTTTGTTGAATCATTCATTATGACATGATCCACATATTTCTCATCAATGGGTATTTCGCTAGAGTGTGTGTCTATATTGTTCTCTAACTCTGGTCGAACTACTTTTAAAATTGTACCACCATGAGATTTTACAAATTCTGCCTCATTATTAAATCTAACATCTGTTATTATAAGCCCGGTCATTTTAGGATTTCTATATTTCAAAGATTCAATCCAAAAATTCGGGTGAATATTGCGACCTACTTCAGTTCCTATCAATTGGAGCACTTGTCTACCTGTTACCCCAATGGCTTCAATCATTTCTTCACGATTTTTTTCTGTGATACCGAATGTCATATATCCAAACTTACGTAACGGTTCAGCAAATGAATCCATATTGTAGATATCATTCACAGAATCTACTTTATCATAGTTCAAGATATCTCTAATGTAAATACCTGCTGTATCTTTGCCAGCCCTTTTCTTGCCATGTATTCCAATTAATTTTAATGTCATTTAATAACCTATTTCATCGTCATATGCAACCCAACCATCAAATTCTGGTAGGGCTTCAATTTGTTTCTTTTCTTTCTTCTTGTTATATGTAGCAAGTACTTCATATTTAGGTGGATTACCGTCCAGATAATCCACCTTTACCCTGTAATAACTAGGTTTAA